GGTTCGTCGTGGTACAGGGACTTATGTAACGTCAACGCTTAACATAATTTATGCAGAGTGGAGTGTAGGAACAACCGTTGAATATTGGATAACACAATAGATTATGAGTCAGTATTATTCAACATTAAAAAGCCAGTTTAGCGTACTTTCGCTATCACCTACTTTGTTCGTAAATCCGTATCAAGATGTTTTTGCTAATACCGTTGACAATAACGGCGCTAGACAGCGAGGAAATATTATCGACAGCGCAACGGCTTCAACTGGTCAAGCAATCGCAACGGCAGGGACGCTAGGAAGTAAGCCAATTTACAATGGTGAGGGGTGGTATTTTGAGGGTGGCGCACAAATGACAACGGGAACAAATACTGATTACAACTTTATTCACGACGGAAGTAATTTCGATATTTGGTGTACGGTATTTATTTGCCCTACCGCATCGACAACCTATCAACGAGCTTTTATTTGCAATAACGGATTTTCTACAAGCGCACGAGGCATATTGTTAAGAGCAAATGCAACAAGCGGAAACAATCAATTAGCTTGTAATGTAGGTAACGGAACGTCGTCAATGATAACTTTAACCGCAAACGGAGCGTTAACTGTGAATGCAACAAATGTAATCCGAATTACACGCTCTGGCGCAACTGCTAGAATGTTTGTTAATGGTACGCAAGTGGCAACACAAACAATTGTTGCGAGTTCTGGAGTAGGTGCTGCGGGTGGAGTAATGACTTTTGCAACAATACTTGGACAAACTGCAAACATTTATTTGAAAGATGTTGTAATATTCAACCGTGCTTTGACAACGGATGAAGTAGCTAAAATGAACTCTAGAACATTTGCAAGCATAACGCCGACACCGATTAATATTTATATGTTAGCTGGAGATTCAAATTCTGCGGGTCGAGGGACTAACTCTGCCATAGCGCCTGATTTAACTGGTGTAATGGCAAACACAATTTGCCCTACTTTTAGCGCATCTTTTGATAGAACTAGTTATATAGAAAAACTACAATTAGGTAAAAATCAAACTATACCTAGCGAAAACCCAACAACCCAACACGGTGCTGAAATGCGTTTCTGTAAATCAATGTCGGCAGCTAGCGAGGTTATGATAATCAAACAAGGTTTAGGAAGCAACACGTTGTTTAGAAAAAATGACGGTGGACTTGCTGACTATAACGTTAATACTTTAAGTTCCTCTTATGCAAGATGGCGCACTTCTGTTTTACCTGTGGCTTTAAACGACCTTGTACATTCACAAAGAAGAACGCCAGTATTTCGTGGCTTTATTTGGACTTTAGGAGCGAATGATGCTATCTATGGTGCAGTGGCTGCATCGTGGACAAGAAGCGGAACGACATTAACCGTAACAAGTACAGCGCACGGATTTACAACGCCAAATACAATCGGGTTTTATGACTCAAGCGATTTAACAACTATTCCAACGGCTAACTATGTAGTAACTAGAATTGATGCCAATACCTTTACTATACAAGTGCCAAACACGGGCGCAACGAGCGGAACGGTATCGTTTAGTGGTGGTTATTACTTCAAAGAAAACCTAACGGCAGTTATCAACGGAACAATTGATTATTTAACATCAACGATTAAAAATGAAATAACAAACAGCACGGGATATACGGTCAACAAAATGCGATTGTTTATTATTCAAACAAGATCGGGCGGGGTTGGATTTAAAGCTAATTCATTTGCACAAGTTGTAGCTGCTCAACAAGCAGTAGGTAACGATTACTTAACCGATAACCCAAGCAAATCGGGGAACGTTTTAGGCTCTACTGTTCAATCAACCGAAAGTCTACCAATGTCAGACACTATACATTACACAACAGCGGGTTATGATAGCTTAGGGCAGTTAGAAGCTGATTATTTTTTACCATTTATTAACGAATAAATTTTATTATGAAACTAATTAATTCAATCCTTAACGACTGTAAAAGTTGGGATAAAATAGTAATCAACAAATGGCATTTACACGCTCCAATAGCGTTTGTAATTGGGTGTGGTTTGTATTGGTTGCTAGGTAATAGCATAACCGACATTTTTATTTTCAGCAAAGTATTTTTAAAGATATTTGTACCTAGCTTTATTGGCTATGCTGGTTTATGGCTGTTTGAAGCGTGGCAAAAACGAGGTCGTATCATTGGCGAACTTGAAATGTTCGAGAGCAAAAAAGATTTGTGGGTAGGAGAATTTTTTCTAATTTTAGGCGTAATTTTAACATACATTATATTATGAAAGCACAATTAGAAAAAGAAGATTTTTTAGAAGTAGAATTAGCGGAAAGAGAATATTCAACCGATGAAAAACAAGCGGTTCAAGACATTCAAGCAATATTGGAACTTAGCGGAATAGATAAATATTTTAAAATAGTTCTACCAAAACCAAGAACCTAGTGAAAAGATTTCACGAAATAATAAGTACTTTACCCTATGTGATAGTAGGGTATTGCTTGTTATTTTACATCATTGGAACGCTTGGATTTTACCACGAATATTTTTTAATTTTAGACACAATAGATATTATACCCGTTGCTATTTGTTTGTTGCATTTCGGTTATTGTTTACTCTACAAATTACCGTATTACAATATGGTAAAAGTAGTTTTAGTTTGCATTATTATTGAATTATTTTTAATGTACAAACTTCGGGATTCAATCGAGAATAGCATTTATTGGAATTTATATTTATCAACTCTATTCGGTGGAATAGTATTAGCAGTATTAACATATTTTATTACACGCAGGAAATGAATTTTATATTTGATAATTGGTTGACAATAATGGGGTTTTTGTCTGCCCCGATAATGTGGTTTCTAGGTGGTAAACAAGCTAAAAATCAAGAACTAAAACGAGGCGATGTGGAAATTGAAAGTGCAGAAATTGACTACGCTGTGAAAGTTCGTGAACTATACGAAAGTTTATTAGAACAAGCAAATAAAGACAAGGAAACTTTAAAAGTTGATAGAGACGCAATTATAGAAGAGTTCAAAGCCGAAAAGGAATATTTCAGAAGTCAAATAGATGACCTTAGAAAACAAGCTGCAGTAATGCAAGAGCAGTTCAATAATATTCAATTAGCATACGCAAAGGAAGTAGAGCAGTCGCAAAATTGGGAAAAATTGCACCGTGAGTTATTGGAGAAGTATAGTGAACTAGAAAACAAACACGAGGAACTGCAAAAGTTATATTCTAAATTGAAGTTAGATTTTGATAATCATAAAAAACAAACGAAATGAAATTAGACGATAAAGGTTATCAATTAATTGCTGGTTTTGAGGGATTGAGTTTAGTTCCTTATTTGTGTTCAGCAAAAGTGCCTACAATTGGTTACGGAAACACATTTTACCCTAGCGGCGCAAAAGTAACAATGAACGACAAACCAATAACCCAAGCCACCGCGTTTTGGATGCTGAAACAAGTGGCTAATATGTTTGCTAGAGATGTCAACTCACTTGTAAAAGTTCCAATCACTCAAAACCAATTTAATGCCCTTGTGTCGTTCGCTTTTAATTTAGGAAGCGATATTGACGCAGACAACATTCCAGAAGGATTAGGAGACAGTACATTACTTCGCAAAGTCAATATAAATCCAAACGACCAAAGCATTGCTAGAGAATTTCTAAAATGGAATAAAGCGGGTGGGCGAGTACTCGATGGGCTTACTAAACGCAGAACAAAAGAAGCTCAAATATATTTTTCGTAAATGGAATACATTTTAATTTGGATAACTTACGAAATATTACGAAAACTAATAATCAAATGGTTTTACAAATTAATGGGTAATTGAAAAAGTCATGGCAAAAGACCAATTTTTTTCAGATAAAAAAGGTAATACTTGGTTAAAATCAAGAGGCGAATACATAAAGCTTGAAGAAAAAAAATATTTCACTCCTAATTTTTACGAGCCTAATGTGCTGTATTCCAAAAAAATATAATAACTTTGACTTAGGTGAGAATAAATATTTGGGGAAAGCCGTGTAAGCCTACTGCACGGTTTTTTTATTAACTTTGTATCAAATTAAAATCTATGTCAACAAAAAAACAAAATTGGGAAAAATGGGTTTTAGCAATTCTAATAATCGTGTTTTCTGCTTTATGTGGTTATGGATTATATATTTTTAATTTATTAAACAATCTATTATGAATAAAATAACTTCGCTAATAAATAAAGCCAAATCTTGGCCGATAAATGTAAAAGCCATACTTATTACATCTTTAGTCTTTATTGCGCTTGTAGTAGTTATTGTATTGCTTGTTCGAAACAATAGAGATGCACAAACGGCTGTCGAAATTGAAAAACTCAAACCACAAATTGAACAAGCCAAATCTGAAAAAGACCAAAAAGCTACTGATTTAAAAAATTCAGTTTTAGATCACGACAAATCCGTTCAAGAAAAGACAAAAGAAATATCCAAAGTAGCAGATGTGAAACCATTTAAACCAATGAAACATGAAATTATCAAAGTTAAAAGTGCTAGTTATAATGCTATGCGCGCCGTTCTTGACACTATACAGCCAATCAAATAAAGACTTAAATTCTCCTGAAAGAGTTGAGGCTTTGTACACGATTTCGATGCAATACATTCAATTGGCGAAAGATGTGAAACAATGCAAAGAAACCTACAATTCGCAAATGGCAGAACACGAAGCAAGGTTTAAGCAAATACAGTCGTTATCGGTTGCATTAGGCGAGGAATCTAGTGCATTTGCTTCACATAATCTCGATTTGCAAGAAGGATTATTAAGCACCATGGACAAAGTGGAAAAGCTAGAAGTCAAAAACGCAAAGTTGGAATCAAAGGCGAGAAGAAATTTTTCTATTGGTCCTTATGCTGGATATGACCCAATTACTGGAAGACCATCTTTCGGCTTAGGATTTCAGTACAAGATTATTTCATTTTAAGCATAAACCCAAATTAACCACTAAATAAAACAACAATGACAAAGATAAAAAACACCGTTGCATACGTTATCAAAAGACCATTGGCGCTTACTGATTATGCTATCGGAACAAACTCAGTAGATTCAGGAGTTGGAATGGCAAAAGGACAATCAATTTCTATGCAATTATCGGACATTAGAGAGGCGGTTATCGCAGGACTTTCTCCCGAAATTGGCGGAACGTTGAAAATTACCGAATTAGAATATACAGGAGTGTTAACTTCACCTGCTGCCGTAGCAAATGCTTTAGACCCCGTATATATAGTTTCTCAATACGAAGTTTTGGTATTTAATGTCAATGGCAACAAATATCTTTTAAAACTTCAAGATGTAACTATTGGCGATGGAGAGACAGACATTACAGATTCCGATTTTATCACCATTGTAGCAGTCAAAAGTTTAGGCGACGGAACCGCTGTAATGGCAGGATATAATGTCAATGGAGAAATTGAATTCCGTGCTTTAAAATCAACAGGGCTTGATGTTTCTATATCTTCAGGAAATATTGTAATTGAAAGCAAAGCAGGAACAAGTGTCGGAGATGCGGGAGTAGAAATTTACAAAGGGCTAAACGCAACAACTAAATTGCACGAAATAAGAAAAGCAAAATCAGTAGGATTTGACGTAACTATTGATGGAGATGCTGTAAAATTTGAAAGTAAAGCAGGGCAAAATGTAGGTGGCGGAACTAATGTTTACAAAGAGTTAGACCCAACTACAAAACTTCACAAGTTTAATACCTTAGCTTCTTTGGGGTCCATAAAAATCATCAAAGAGTTAGTAGACGGTGAGGAAACAGGCAGAATATTATTCGATTTGCCAAGTCTAAGTTCAACACCAAGTTTAATTGTAAACAACAGCGCAATCCCTACTTATGACGAATGGGTTTTAGCAGGAGGAAATTTAATTTCAAATCCAAGTTTTGATTACAAAGGAATTGGAACCGAATCACAACCTTTCACAGACACCATAAGATACACTACCACAACCGCTTTCACCATAACTCCAAACACGGCAATACAAAATGCTTTAGATGTTTATGTAGGAGTTGGTTCAGGTTCTCGATTAAGCCCTGATTTAGACGGACAAATCATAAAAGTAAGATCAAACGGAGGAATTTATACTCACCCAGGAGATTTCAACTACAACAATATTTATGTCGAATATGACGAAACTATAAATTGCACCACTACCGGATATATTACCGATATGGATAATGCAAGTTTTTTCAATGCTACAACAGCTAGAGCAACATTTGTTCAAAAAACAAGAGGTAAATTTATTCAGTCAAATGGATTAGGATTTAGAAATGCGGGTAATTCTGTTGCTACCTCAACTTTTGCCACAGGAAGAATTTTAACTATTGTTGGCGATGGATATGCTATTTACAGCAATTTAAACGACACTACCAAATACTTGATTAATGCCGACGAAACAAATTCGCTAGGAAACAACAATGATGGAAATCTTTGCTTTGACATTCAAGCTGGTCTTAGAGCAGAATTTCAAGGAATTTACAAAGTAGGCGGAAAATCTAAAATAGATTTATACGATGATTTAATATCTGGAAATCTTGTAGGAAATGTAGCAACAAATTTAAAAGCATTTGTTCAAAACGGAGGTCAGATAAGACATTTTGGAAACGCCAATTACTATTTTCAAAATCTAAACACAAGAACTGATTTAATACAGTTCAACCCAACTTCTACCTACACTACTACTTTTCTCGCAAATAGTTGTATTTTTCAAGGAAGCGCGGTAAATCTTTTTACAAAAACTACAGATGAAGATGTGGTATTCCAAGTGAATAATTCTCTTAGTCCTGCGTTGGCCATAACAGATATTTTCAACACGCCAATTACATCTCCGAGATGGAGTCCTGAATTTAGAAACAACAATTTCCAATCTGGCGCAATAGATGTAACAAAAGTTGATTTAACGGCAAACAACGAATATTCATCGTCAAATGTAATTGGAACCAACATTTTAGAACATCTTGTAGTTTACGATTCTAAATTTCAAGCTAATTCTGCGGGAAGACCTAGATACTCGGCTTTCATCAAAAGCAATATTGTAGATGCGGCCGATTTAGTTGCAGGAGTAGAATACAAAGTTATTACTTCAGGTAGTCCTTCTTTGGGAACAGTTGGAAGTTATTTTACGGCGCTTGGCACGGAAACTGGAACCGGCACAGCCAGCTTAGAAACACGCGAAATTTTAAATTAAAATCAAATTCAAATGAGTCAAAAAATAAGAAAATTGTCAATTGGCGCGGAAGTGAAAGACCGTTTCCACTATGTAGTGAATGATGAAAAAGCGGTTTATTGGGCCACTATCGATAACAAACCAGAGAAGTTTAATTTAGCCCGAATAGACGAACGCGAAACTCACTATGAACTTTGGCTAAAAAAAGGTGATGAAGTGTTCCATTGGAAAGACGAGCCTAAAAATAACTTAGTAACAGTTGAATATTTTTTAGATGTATAGCGCACCTTTCAAGTTCATAATTTCGCCAATTAACAACGAGCAATACGTCAATCAAATTGGCAATTTAATCGTCAACACAAGCATAGAAGAAGCTGAAGATGTACAAAGAATTGGAGTCGTTGAATCTTTGCCGTTTACCTATTCTGGATTCATTCAAAAAGGTGATTTGGTAGTGGTCCAACACAATGTTTTCAGAATTACTCTCGATGATCGCGGAATTCCAAGACAATCTGACAATTTCATTAAAGACAATTTGTTTGGAGTAACTCCCGATATTATTTATGCGGTTGTTCGCGATGGAAAAATAATGTCAAGCGATGATTACATTTTCGTAGAACCTATTGTAGAAGAAGATTTTTGGCTTGGAAAACAGACTGTAAAAAATCAAGGATTTGCCAAGTATGTAAACCCAAAAATGGAAGCGCAAGGAGTAATTCAAGGAGTTCGAATTGCTTTCGGTAGTTTTTCAGAATATCTGTTTGAAATTTTTGGCGAGAAACTTTATTTAGTTCGCAATAAAAAAGTAATGGCAGTTTTGAATTAAAAAAATAATTACCTTTACATCAGCAATAATGCTAAACACTAAAAAATAAAAATTATGTCAAGAATCAAGACCGTCGTGCAGACTACGTCAAAGACGACTGCTGTAACAGCTAACTGTTATGATGCTGTAATTCAAACAGTACCATTAACAGATGCCGCGGACACTTCATTCGAATTTGTTGTAAACAATTCGGTAATCCAAGATGTGTCTGCAATTTTATTAAGCCCTGAATACGCAGGCACAACAGGAAGTTCTTCAAGAGCAGTAACGCTTACTGGAACAAGCGGGACCGCAAACATCACCGTAGGCGGAGTAAACTATTTAGCAACGTTCACGACAAACTTAACTACTTCCGCGGCTAACTTTGTAACTTCTCATGCCGCTGCTTTATTGGCTTTAGGAATTACAGTAACAGCAAATACAGGAGTATTGACTTTTGTGGCCGCAACTGCAACTTTTCCAACTATCGCAAGAACTAACGTTTCAGGAGATTTGTCTGCGACAATTGCAGCAGTTTCTAACACCGCAACAACAGGACTTCCTCATGTAACTTTGGTGTCTTATGTAAGAGGCGCTATGACTGTAAGAGTTTCAAATATTGGAACTGCCGCTTTCAATAGTTTTGTAAGATTTTGTTTCAAGATCACGCACAACTAAAAATTTGCCAATTCAAAAAATTAAAGCCTTTCGAATAGAGAGGCTTTTTTATTTAAAAAATATTCTTATATTTGCAATGTAGTTACGGTTTGGCGACATAGTAACAAAAGTACACGCTTACGACCCTCGTTGAAGAAACAAATGCCAAACCTTGTTTTAGATTCGAGGGTTGTTTCGTTTAAAAAATTTAGATATGAAACAAATACCACTTTCACAAGGTTTATTCGCATTAGTTGACGACGAAGATTTTGAAGAATTAAATAAGTATAAATGGTATGCTTATAAGTCAAGAAATGCTTTTTATGCTGGTAGAAAATTAAGGCTTGGCGTAAACAAAAGACAAATTATTGTAATGCATCGTCAAATATTAGGATTAGAAGACCCTAATATTAAAGGTGACCACATTGACCACAACGGATTAAATAATCAACGCTACAATTTAAGACCTTCTACAAATGCTGAAAATACAAGAAATCAAAAACCTAAAAAAGGGTATTCTTCAAAATACAAAGGAGTTTGTTGGCATAAAAGAGACGAAAAATGGAACGCTACCATTTTTGCAGAAAACAAGAAAAAACACCTTGGGTATTTTACAAACGAGATAGAAGCGGCTAAGGCTTATGATGCGGCGGCTAAAATTTATTTTAAAGAATTTTCTTGTTTGAATTTTAAAGATTAATACGTTCGTATTTTAAAGTCTAAAGTTCTTTTTTCAGATTGTTGTGGCTTGTAACTTTTCCTATTAACTGCGACCAATGCATAACCCGAAGCAATGGAAATATCATATTTTGTTCTTTCTCCAATTCCAACTTTAAAATTAGCCCAATCCCTGAGTGTTCTGTTAAATGGCATTGATCCTATTTCATTTTCCTCACGAATAGCAACTAAATTATCTCCTTTTTCATAATACCCAACATAATTTATAACGTAGGCTTCTATTGCTGTCCAATGCATTTGATTAACGTCAGGGCTGTTAGACGGAATTCCCCCAAGTAATTTTTCTGTAACCGATAATCTATTTGTTTCTTTGTCAAATCTAGTAAGTGAAAATCCTCTATACCCACGATTTTTGAAATGATACAAAAGTCTAGATTTATTGCTTTCAATAAGTATTGGCATACCGTAGAATACACACGCCATAAGTGTATCTTCAAAAAATATTTCTGCTGTTTCTGGCCTTGCAATATATTCTAAAAAGAAAAAATTGCTTGGAATATTTCTCATTTGGAAGGAAGTTACTCCAGAAATTGCGCCTTTTGAGCCTAAATTATATTCAGAACCGTTTTCAGTATTTTCTAATTTAGCGCCCGCAGTTGCATCAATATCATACGTATCTGCGCCAAAACAGCCTATATCATCATTCAAGGGGTGTTTGCTTCTGCCTCCAAATACATTGTTTTTTTCAATCCAACGATTTTGAAGCTCTTTTGGTGGCAACCATGCAATTAAAAATCTCCCTTGAGAATTAGGGGTCCAAATAACTTCCGTGTCTTTCTGTCCTTCTTTCCAAGAGAAATTGCCTCTTACCAAAGTATTTTTTATTTCCACATTGTCATTGTGGGTAATTTGACTATTTATTTTTTCAAGGTCAAAAATACTTCCTTTACTTTCATCTCTAAAAGCATCATTAAGGCTAATTGGGTCTAAACGTCTTGCGTTGTTATAAACCTTACTACCCATTTCTTTTGCTGACTTAAATTCATTTTCTAAATACTGTAATGAGCCAATTGTCATTTTTACGCCTTGAGCATTGTAAAAGTGTTCTCCTGGAGCAACGGTTTCATGGCAATATCCATAAATATCTGTATAATCTTCCATGTTTTTATGAGCAGGCAAAAAGAAAGAATAAAGTCCGGTTGTAGTTCTTCCATTAGCGTTTCTTTTAGTAACGTCTGAACCATAATACAAATCTATAAACTCTTTTCCGCCAAGTTCTCTAGGGTTTAAAGTACTTCCCATAAAACATTTCCCAACAACTTTTCCTCCCGTAACCATTGTTGGCTTTACGTTACTCCAATGGTCTATAATATTTTGAGGTTTTTCTCTTTTACCTGCTTCGTCGCAAAGGTATCTTTTTAATTTTTTTGAGTCATAGGCCAAGGTTGTGCTTGTGGCCCAATCTACTTTTGTATTTAAGTAATCGTCAGTCGAGGTATCTTTTTTCTTTTTAGCTTCTCTTGACGAATCTGAAACTTTCCCAAACTCAGTTTTCTTTAAATCATCAATTTTTCCTTTTACTACCGGTTGAAAATAAAAAGGTAAATTCTGAATTCCGTAAGAATATTTCAAATATGCTTCAGATGCATCATCTCCCACTTTTGATGTAATACCAAAAAGAGAGTTTTTCATAGAGGTAGAGTCATTTACAAAATAGTCAATAATTTCCTCGGTGAAACCGGTACGGCGACCTTTTACGAATAATTCCCCAACAGATCGCGTATCTACAATAGTTGCCAACGTGAAATAGTACATTAAACATTGCGCCCAACGAAATTCTTTATATCCGCCACTATCCAGCATTTTGTTGTGTTGTAATCCAATATAATGTGCGGGGCAAAGCCAAATAGGGTTTCCGTTATTCATAAACCAAATTCCTTCTCTGCGTCTACGGAATTCTTCCATTATGAAATCGTAATACATATTTTCATTCTCAGGAATCAATCCTTTAGGCGGTTCTATTCTTCTCCAATACTGTTCTTCTTTTGGTAGATTGCTAAACAGAATATCTTTTTTGTTTTTTGGAGGAACCGGCAACGCTATTTTTAGACCGTCTAAGACAATTACTTCTCCGTAAGTTCCTTTTGGATCTATTTTTATGACATCGTTTTTTTCGTCGTGCCAATCTTTGTAGTAGTCTTTCTCTGGATAAAATTCTTGATTGGCAAATTTCTCAGGAAAACCTCTTTTAAATTCTCGTTCTTTAAAATCGATAATGTCTGCATCTAATTGATGTCTTAATGATATTAAACCGGCATCAATTTCTAAAATAGCTTTTGCTATAATTGGTTTTGATTTAGCTACAATACCGTGTCTTTCGGCATCTAAATCATCGTAATCTGTTTTTTTGGTAAGTGCTTTTCTAAGTACAGAAATTGAATTTTCTCCTGCGTTTATTAATTTTTTGGCTTTAGCTTTTAATTTTTCTTGACTTGGAGCATTTTGTCCGTCTTGCCACATTTTAAATAATTCTTTTGTAGAAGAAAAAGAATCTAATCGGGACTTCATTAAAGTACCTAGTTTATCATCATCGACATCTAAAATATTAATAGGTAATTCCATACCTCTTAAACCATCGTCGATAGCTATTTCGTAATCATTACTCAAACCCTTCATTTTAATTTCAATTTTAATTTAGAATAGTCAAAGATATAACAAAATAGAAAAATATTATCGAAATGCGAAATGCTATAATAAATTATTATCTTTGTTTGAAAATACATTGATATATAATGGATAACGATAAACAAGGCTTGACCTTATCTTCAACAGTAGCTTTTCCAAGTCAGCTTGATTCATTTGAGAATAAGAAACAACAGTCTTGGGGCTATCAATTAGCACTCGCTATTCAAAATGAATGGTTTTTCGGCTACAATATTGCAAATCAGCAAATCAGCAAATTTTATACCCAACGTAACCAGCTAATTGAAAGAAGAATGTACGCCAAAGGTCTTCAAGACATGAAGCAGTACATGAAGCAATTCGAAACAGAAGGCGACAAATCGTTTTTAAATTTATCTTCCAAGCCAATTTCTATAATTCCCAAATTAGTCGATGTTGTTGTAAATGGAATGTGCGATCGTGGATATTCTGTTAGAGCAACCGCTATTGACCCAGCTTCTACAGATGAACGAATTGCTTATAGAAAAAGAATTGAAGACGACCAAAACGCTAAAGATTTTATTATTGCTGCTAAGGAAAAGTTGGGAGTTGATGTAGGTAATTTGCCGATTGACCAAATTCCGGAGTCTAAATTAGAATTAGACTTGCATATGCAATTAGAGTATAAGCAATCAATAGAAATCTCAGAAGAATTGGCTATTGACCAAGTTTTTAAAGAAAACAGATTTGAAGACACTATTAATCGTCAAATTATAAACGATTTGGCAGTTTGTGGAATTGCGTGGGCTAAAAATAAATTCTGTCCCGATAGAGGTATTGTTTTAGAATATGTTAATCCGGAAAACAAAATACAATCATATACTGACGACCCTTTCTTTAGAGATTGTTTTTACCATGGTGAATTTAAAGTTGTTCCAATTAGCGAAGTTTTAATTGAGTTTCAATGGCTGAATGAACCGGGTAATGAAGCTAAAAAAGAGCAATTAGCGAGTTCGGCTGTTCAATGGTGGGATTATCACAGAATTTCCCAAGACCAAAGAATAAAAGGCACAACAAATGTGCTTTACTTCACTTACAAAACTACTAGAGACCGAGTAAAAAAAATCATTGATTTAGATTCTGGCGCTAAAGAAATTGGCGAATTCACAGAAGGCAAAAACAAGAAAAAAGATTTTAGAAAATACAAAACAGTTACCGTTGCAGAAGAAATACTTTTCGAAGGCGCGTTAGTTTTAGGTACCAATATTTTGCTTAAATGGGAAGTGTCCGAAAATATGTCACGCCCGAAATCAAATAAGCAAAAAGTAATTGATCAATACATCGGAAAAGCGCCAAACAAAGAAAGAGGTTACATTGATTCTTTAGTCGCTAGAATGATTCCGGTTGAAGACAAATTGAATATTTTAGAGTTAAAAGCCGAGCAAATTATTCAGAAAATACAGCCTGATGGATTTATTATTGATCCAGACGCAATTGCCGAATTAGATTTTGGAGGTGGTTCTGTATATACTCCTCAGAATATTATCGATATGTTCTTTCAAACTGGTAGTATTTTCGCAAGAAGTTTTGGTATAAATGGCGACCCAATGTACAGCAAGCCAATTACCGAATTAAGAACGGGAGATTCGCTAAATAAACTTCAAGCATTAAGAGTTGAAAGAGCAGGTTATTTAGAGTTAATGCGCGACGTTATTGGGCTAAACAGAGCCTCTGACGCATCAAATCCCGACAAAGATTCTTTAGTAGGTATTCAAAAACTCGCTGCGTTAAATAGCAATGTGGCAACTCGTCATATTTTAGACTCTGCAAAATACATTACCAAATTAACTGCGGAAGCCGTAAGTTACAGAATAGGCGATTTGCTAAAATATTCAGATTTAAAAGAAGATTTTGCAAGAAAAATTGGCGCAACTGCCGTAATGGATTTGGAAGAAATCAAGAAATTGCATTTATTCGAGTTTGGAATATTCATCGATTTATACTTAGACATTGAAGAAAAAGCCAAATTGGAAGCAGATTTGTCGGTTGAAATCGCTAATGGCACTTTGAGTTTTGCTGATAAATACAAAATATTGTCAATTCCTAATTTCAAGTATGCTGTAAATTATGCTTCTATTTTGAGAGAAAAACGAATGAAAGAGATTCAGAAGGCAAAAATGGAAGAAATTCAAGCGCAATCTCAAGCAAATGCTCAGTCGGCACAAGCAGCAGAAGGCGCAAGACAGCAGACGGCGCAAATTGTGGGGCAAATTGAAATGCAAAAACAAGAATTGGTTAATCAAGGATTGATTCAAAAAGAGCAAATAAAAGGCTTAGAAGAAAGACAAACTTTAGAGACTAAATTCTTAGGAGAATTTCAAATTGCCCAAGTAGAAGCAGGAGCGCAAGTAAATAAATTAAATGCCCAAGAAGACCGTAAGGACGAAAGAATTACAAAGCAAGCTTCTCAGCAAAGCAAATTGATTGACCAAAGAGCAAAAGACAAAGAACCAATTGATTTTGAAAAAGAAGAAGTCAACGAAGAAATATTCGAATTAGAAGATTAACCATAAAAAAACAATCATGGCAAAAAAGAAAAAAGTAGAAAAGAAAATCCCAACAAGAGTAGAGTTGGTTCAAGCGAAAATTCCTTTTAAAACAGAAGGAGCAAATGTGTATTATTCAGTTAAAGAACTGAAAGAAAAATATCCTTTCTTGACAAATCACGATTTTGACGAAAAGACATTTGATGATGGATTCGTTGGAATTATGATTCAAGACGTTTCAATAGAAAAATAAAACAAAACCCTATCAATTACGATAGGGTTTTTCATTTCCGCTGAAATGTAAGCGTACTCAATTTAATAATCACTCTTTTGGCAACCGCCCCTTGTGGATTTTGTGGGAACAGCAGGTCTCGAACCTGCAAGGAGCATACGTTAGTACTTACTAGCTTTCCTAATTTTTGCTTTTGTGTCATTTCGGTTATCTTAAGAAAGTTCACACCTTTCAACAGATTAATTACTTCTGCCTATCTTTATTTTCCCCTTATTGCAACTACCACCTGAAATTATCAGGCTTGGCTTCCATTTCAACATATTCCCGTTTGTAGAATTTAAAAGGACTGTTAAGGATTTGTTGTTTTTATGTCCGCAATCAACATTTATTAAACCAAACTTGCAATTCTACAAAGCAAAGTTATTGATTTTAATAGACTTTCCAAGCATAATAGAAAAATAATATCAAAAGTCATTCTATAATAGATTTTTTATATCTTTGTTTCAATAATTCATAATCTAAATTCAAATCAAAATGACCACAGAAGAACAAAATAATGAAGGAGAAAACAATTCTTCCCAAGAATCAAATTCACAAGAACAAGCAACGACTTGGAAAATTGTAGATGATTCTCCAGAAGTTCATTCTTCTTTTATGGAAAATTCAAGTCAAGAGTCGGACAATTCTAATTCTGAAAATCAAGAACAAAACGAAAATCAAGAACAAAACAATGATTCTCAAAGTTCTGAAAGCCAAGAAGACGAATCTTCTGAACAACAACAAGAGCAACAACAAAATGCTCCTTTGGTTATTGACGAAGAAATTATTCTAAAAGAACTGAATGAAAAATACGGATTTGAAGCAAAATCTTTGGATGATTTAAAGCCTAAAGAAGTTGCCAAATTAGATCCCGAAGTTGAAAAGTATTTAGAGTACAAAAAAGAAACAGGTAGAGGCTATGAAGATTTCTTGCAGACCCAAAAGGACTGGACTGCCGAGCCAAAAGAGAACATTCTATTGCAAAATTTAAGATTGGAAAACCCAACTCTTACCGAAAAGCAAATTGAAAGATTGTATCAAAAAGAATATGTTAGTTCCGAATTCGCTGATGAAGATGAAATCACCGATAAGGAAATCAATATAGAAAGAGATTATCAAAAAGGTCTAAAACTTTTAGAAAGTCAAAAAGAAAAGTATAAAGTCGTTAAGGGTCTTGACGAATCTATACCAGAAGACTTCAAAAAAGCTAAGGAATTTGCTGATAGTTACATAAAACAACAAAAAGAAAACGAAATTGCTTTCGAGCAGACGGCTAAATATTTTCAGTCTAAAACGGATGAAGTTTTCTCTTCAAATTTTGAAGGTTTCAAAGTTAAAATAGGAGACGAAGAATTTAAGATTATGCCTGAAAATGTTGAAGAAACAAAAAAAACGCTATCTGATTTAAGTAATTTCGACAAAAAATTCTTTGACGAGTCCAATAAGCTAAAAGACGCAGAAGGATATTATTTATCTTTATATGCGGCGAACGACCCAAAAGGATATGCTGAGCATTTCATTAAAATTGGAATGGCAAAACAACTTGAAATTGAAGAAAAAGAATCCAAAAACATCGTAGTTGATGGACCGAAAAACATTCAAACGGGTAGCCAAATCAAGCAATGGAAAGTCGTAGAAGAATAAAAGTTTTCGTATTGTTGTTTGGATCAAAGTAAAAAGAAAAAAAAACAACTAAAAAATTAAGAAAAAATGGGATTATTAAATGTTCCTGGAGTTATTTTAACTCCTTCACCAACAAAAGTTCCTACTCCGACTAATTACATTAGCGACGACGAGTACAACTTATTAACTCAGTATATTCCTGAGTTGGAAGCTCAAATTGTTGACCGTTTTGGTTCGCAAATGATTACTGGTATGCTTGCCGAATTAGGCAAAGAAAGTCCGTTTCAAGCGGATTTAATTAAATGGAACGAAGAAGGTCGTCTTACGCAATTAGCAGAAGGCGTTACTCGTTCATCTGATGTGTTTACATCAACAGCGCACACTTTCAGACTTAACGAACTTATTTCTGTTAGAAATGCCGATGGTTCTGTAGTTAAAAAAGGTCAAATTAGCGCTGTCACAACTAACGGATTTACCGCTTTATGTGGTACCGGAACTTGGACAGATGTAGGTACTACCGCACTTACTGTTTACGCTTTCTCTAACGAATACGCTAAAGGCGCTGAATTCTTAGGTGGTGGTTTGAATAGCCAGGTTGAGCAATTTACTCAAAAACCAGTAATCATTAGAGAATACTTGAAAGAAACTCGTTCTAACTTAGCGTTACGTACTTGGGTCGATACTGGTTCTGGTTACTTATGGTACTTCAAAAACTTAGATGATACTAAAAAACGTTTTAATAACGCTGTCGAAAATGGTCTTATTTTAGGTCAAAATTGGGATGGTGATTTGTTAGCTGCGGGTGTTGAAGGTACTCAAGGTTTATTCTCTTGTGCCGAAGAAGGAAACATCTTTGAAGGACCAGCGTTTGATTTAGATGATTTCGATTCAATCATTGACAGATTTAATGCTCAAGGTATGATTTCAGAAAATTATATCTACGCCACTTCTGCTCAAAACCGTTTGATTGACCGTATGATTAAAGCTGAAAACGTTACGGGTTCTGCTTGGGGTGCTTTCGACAATAAAGAGCAAGGTATCAAGTTAGGATTTAAAGATTTCAATTACGGAAACTACAATTTCTACAAATCTAATTGGAGATTCTTAGATAATCCTATTGGTGAAGGTTCTGCGGTTGGAGCAACTAAAACTCACGCAATCTTTATTCCTTCTGCATCTAAAAAGATTTACGATGTAATGGAAGGAAAATCTGCTACTGTGCCAATGCTTCACGTTAAATACAGAGCGTCCTCTATTGTAAATCGTAAATACGAAATGACGATGAGAGATTGGGCAACTGGAACTAACAGAGCTGACGTAAAAGAAACTGAATTCCTTACAGAAAAAGCCTTAGTTTGCACAAGCAGAAATAATTTATTGATTGCAAAAGGGTAAACCTCAATAAATAAAGTGATAAGGCTTGTGTAACAGCAAGCCTTTTTTTTAAATTAAATCTTAAATTAAATCAAAATGGAAACAGAAGAAAAAAAGCATTGGAAAACCCTTGAAAAAGAAGCAAAAGAAAAAGAAGAAGCTGAAAAATTGGCACAACAAAACGCAAGTGAACTTGAAGTCGTTGCTGAAGTTTTAGAAAATCCCGAAGTTGTAGAAGAAAAAGAACCAAGCATTCCTTTATCTCAAGTAGAAAGTGTGCTTGATAAAATGCTTGAGCAACGATTGGCAAATTTGCCAAAACAAGAAATTGAAAAACCGGCAGAAGTTGTAAAAGAAACTTACAAACCATTATCTACCAAAGAAGAAAACTTTGACGAGATTCCAGGACTTGAAGATTTCGAAGTAAAAGACAGATTGTACGTTCTGTGCAACAATCAAAAACCACCGTCAAGAGGAATCAGAAACAGAAGTAAGGCGCCATTGAGTCCTTTGACTTATCTGAATCCGCAAACCAAGCAAACTTCTGCGTTGCGTTATTCAGTAAATCAAGTTTCTTTTTTCATGGAGAAACAAAAAGGCGATGTCGTAGTTACCCCGATCGAATTTAAAAACGGAATGTT